CACCAACAATCGGAATTAAATTAATAGTATAACTATTAACAATCACACTCAGGAGGCAAAATGCCAAAACAAAATACCACGTCAAATGACGCACTCATCGCAGAAACTGTAGACCAATCAGTTGTCGATTCCTTCGACCTTTCCCCTCACCTCATTCGACTTATGTGGGACGAGCCTTTCTTCGCCACACTTCTTCGAATCATCAAAAAGCGTGAAACCACGCAGGTGCCAACCGCTGGCGTATACACCAAAGATGGTGAAATGCATCTCGTATGGAATCGTAAGTTCCTCGCTGGTCTCACACCCGATCAAATCAAAGGTCTTCTCAAACACGAAGCTTATCACATCATCTTTGAACATACTTCAAATCGTAAGCAAGAGCCACATATCGTATGGAACTACGCTACCGACCTCGGTATCAACTCGCTCATTGACGAACGAGAGCTTCCCGAAGGTGGTCTCATACCCGGTAAAGCCTTCGAGCCTCTCACTCCCGAACAAATCGAACAGATGGGTCAACAGGCTGCTGACCGTTATGCGAAAGTCTCCGCTAAGATTGCGTCCTTCCCGAAGGAAATGACAGCCGAATGGTACTTCCAACAGCTTATGGACGATCCCGAAGTCAGCGAATCTATCCAATCTCAAGAGAAGATGCAAGGCAAAAGCCTCGCACAGGCCTTGGCAGATGGCGATGTTCAACTAGACGAGAATGGCAACTTGGTCGATCAAGACGGTAATCCTGTCACCCTTGTCCCTGGTGGCGGTGATGACCACGAAGGTTGGGGTGAAATGTCCGACGAAGAACGTGACCAAATCAAAGGTGAGGTTCAAGAAGCACTTCGCAAAGCTGTCGAAAAATGCGATGGTTCCAACTCGTGGGGTTCTATAGGCGCATCCATGCAATCCAAGCTACGAGATATGGTATCACGTGAAATCCCTTGGCAAGCAGTTCTCAAGCGTTTCTGTGGTATGTCTCGTCGTGCAGACCGTGCTTCTTCTATCCGCCGTATCCATCGCAAGTACGCAGGTATCCACCCTGGCGCATACCGCGACTACAAGGCCAACATTGCCGTTTACCTCGACCAGTCCGGGTCTGTGTCCGACTCCGACCTTGCACTCTTCGCAGGAGAACTCGATGGTCTCGCTAAACGTGTCACCTTCACTCTCTTCAACTTCGATACAGAGGTCGACACCAAGTCCGAACGTGAACTACGTAAAGGCAAGCGTGTAGAGCTCAATCGTACAAGATGCGGTGGTACCGACTTCTCATGTGTCACCAAACATCTTCATTCGCCGGCCGGTAAGAAGTTCGATGGTGCACTTATCCTCACCGATGGCTACGCACCCGATCCCGGCATGTGTCGCACCAAACTTGGTTGGGTTATCTGTCCCACTGGTCAACTTCAGTTCGAAAAGAAAGGTCGTGACTTCCTCATTCAGATGAAAGAGCCGAAGTCATGATCGTCCCGGCCACAGTGGTGCTTGCCGTACTCGAAACATTGTCGTATGAAACGTGGCTTACTATCACCCGGTTCCCGTGTTCTGCGACAATCAGAGAAGAGCTAGTCAATAACCTCGTTGACATCGGGTTTATTTATCTTCAAGAAGGCCGATATGGGATGACACCACTAGGCCAACAATTTTTGAACAACTGTAAAGATTCGACTATAATATAAATTAACACATTCACCCTATACCAAAACTCTTCAAATTGGAGGTCTCAATGGCCAGACCAGAAAATCCACGAAAATATCATAACAATAGAAACAACAACCGAGATAGAAAACCTCGAAAGCCAGTATCTGAGCAGACATATCGATTCCGTCGAGTACTAGGCGATATTTTAAAGTTCCTTAATTCTTTGCCACATGCGTCGATGTTCGAAAAAGCACAGAAAGAATATGGTGAGCAGTTGACAGAGTTGATCCAAAAAGGATACACGTGGGGCTACGAATATCCCATCCCTGTTCATGACTCGGATTTTACGACATTACAGAAGAAAGAATGGGCTGCCATCCGAGCGATTGTTAGGAAACAAGAGTATGGTGGTGCTAATCCCGATTACTAACGAATGATCGTAAGCCTTTCTGGGTTCTTCTTCGCAACGTCCAGCAATGTCTGGACGTTTTCTAATTTCGACACAAGCGTTATATTTTCGAATCCTTCCAAAGCCATCGATATAACACCTAGCAATTCTCCATCCGAGTTCACAACACCGCCTCCTGACGCACCATGTGTCACTGGAATGGTATAAGAAGCACGACCATCAAGGATGCCAGCAAAGTATCCTTCAAAGAACGGCGTATGTCCCGGATTATAGACACCAAGTGGATATGCACCAAGCCACACTTTTTCACCAATATTCGGCATCTTCGTAGCTAGCGGCACTGCAGGTAAGTTGCCCATAGGGATTCTAAACACGCATGTATCATTCACTTGGTCCAAACCGACCATAAAGATTGGTTCGTAATCGCCTTTATGATTAAATCCCATCAGTAGCCACACCTCGTTCCACATCACGAGCTGATCGTTTGGCTCTGGATAACACACATGGCCTGCGCTCACAGCCCATGACTCTGTTTCGTTAGATTCGACAATAATTGCAGTTCCTGTCATTTGTTCTTCTGTCACCATATTCGCGCCTACCATGAACATTACAGAAGCTGGTTCTATCGGTATGTCTCTTTCTGTGACTAGCATTGGTACTCTTTTCGCACAACAGCCGACTATAAACGAAAAAACAGCTACCATCCCCATCAATTTTAGTATCCTCTCCACATCGTATCTCCCCTAAGTGTTTGAACAACCGTACAAAATTAAGTATGATACGTGTAGGAGGAGCTGATGAAAAAAGTTATTCTGTTAGACATGGATGGTACGATCACACCACCACGAAAACAAATCGAAACTGAGATGATTGTTCAATTAGATTCGATGATCGCTGATGGATACGAACTAGGAATAGTATCTGGCTCGAGTCTAGAATACATGGACGAACAATTAAATGACTGGAAGAACTATTCTGAAGATCATCCGAAGATACACAAGTATCCAGTAAACGGTACACAAGGCCTCGACATGCGCAATGAGTATTCGGACTTCGATTGGAATTGGTTGATACACGATATAAGGGCTGTAGACTATAGAATGCGACACTCGCTCGGTGGAAAATATATCCGTGTGCCTGACGAAATAATCGAATATAGAGGAAGTGCAATCAATTGGTGTCCGATTGGAAGAGATGCATCAGATAGGATGAGAAAAAGATTCGTAGGACTCGACCATGCATTCGATTTAAGGATTAATTTCATGAATCAGATGAAAACTCGACCATTGTTTCACGAGAAGACAGTAATTAAGTTAGGCGGGCAAACTTCATTCGACATATACCCGTCAGGGTGGGACAAGTCTTATGTTTTCAAGAATTTTGAAGGTTTTGAAAGAATCTATTTCATCGGTGACAAATGCGAACCCATGGGAAACGATTACGAAGGATTTATTAAAGCAGGAGATTACGGGATACAGACCGACGGTCCGGAATCAACCTGTCGAATCTTGTCCGAAATACTCAGAAGGTCAGCTTGTAAAGATACGTTATCACCACCAATTCAAACACTTACATCAGGAAGTGGGCATTATAACGGAAGTGTGTGACTTCGATCCTATACACAATGGTCCCACAATGCATTTCTACGAAGTTCTCGTTGGAGACCAAAAAATAACAATGATTGAGAGGTATTTAGATGGCACTGTCGAAACAGAAGAAAGCTCCGAAGAGTGAAGTTGAAGACGCACTACACGATATATGTATCTTGAAATGGGATACAGAGTATCGAGTGTTATTTCATTCTGACGATATGGGCGAGCACATCGTTGTAGCCTTCGAAGGAGAAGTGCCTCCCGAAAGTAAAGATACTCTGAGAACACCCTTTATGGGATGGCGTCTCGTACGACTCGAAGTGCCAGAGGGTTATCTAGGTACTTTCTATCCATTGGCGGATCTATGATCAGTGTTGGAGATCTCGTAGAATACGTAGGACACGGGTATTGGAGTCGACCAAAATTTGGAATCGTGTTTCACGTCAAGAAATTAACTAGACATTTTGAAGTCGGTGTCGTGTTCGGCGTGAGACAAGTGTATGTGTCTTCTAAATATTTGGAGAAAAGATGAAAGCAGGTGACGTTCTATGGCCTATCCCTCGAACAAATACAAAAACAGGCCAGATGGTACTTCCTTTTTGGGGTGATCATCCAGCTTTGTTAATAGAAAAGAAGATCTACGAATCAGACGATCCGAATGATTGCCAATCTGACACAGTTGTAGATTGGCGATGGGTCGTGTTACACGATGGAGACATTGTGTGGATGACAGAAACTCTTTTAGGGCAGTTCTTTGAATATCGGTGAACTCGTGCAACTAGCACCCGGTCATCCTTACGAGGGTAGGGTCGGCGTGATCGTGGATAAAACTCTAGAGGTTCTCCCTCCAGGGACTAATAGGATTCTCGTGTACAAAATACTGTCGGATGGTATAATTATCAATGTACCACTAAAATGGATGGTACGTATATAACACTCACCCATCAAACACAGGAGAATAACATGAGTGCTACACCTTACGAGCTACGAGCTCAATTACTTAAACAAGCCGAAGGTATCCTATTCGCAAGATACCATCAAGAAGCCGATAGAATACGAGAAGATGTACATCTTAACTTGAAGATGAATCCAAACTTTGATTTTTCTACGGTAGTTTATCCAACGATGCCAACGACAGAAGACATTATTGGAGAAGCTGAAAAATTATATAAGTTCGTACAAACCAAATAGGAGACGTAATGTCAGATCAACCAACTTTAGAAGAATTTACACAAGCACTCGAAGACCTTCCACCCGAGTTTAAGGCACAACTAGCGACAGTTGTACAGCCTGCAGGAGAAGTCGACACAGTCGCCATTAAGTTGGAGCTGGTAAAGTTTGCATCAGACCTTCGGAAACACAATCAAGCAATCGACTGGGAAACTAATAAACAGAAACCTAAGAAGATTCACGTGGAAGACGTTATCACTGATGCACAACAATTGTTCGACTTTATCGTAGAGTGAGATAAGACTAGTGATTATCTCGTTGTGGGCGTACAATTTCGTACGCCCATTTTATTTATCGGATATAATTAACTCCTGAACCGGGAGAAGGTATGGACTGGAAGCAACATCTTGTCGAAAAATACGAAGAGGAACTCGAAGACCTATATAGGTTCGATCCACCTGAGGGTTGGAAATCGTTGGTGCAATCGTTATTAGAGTATATCCATTGGCACAATCAAGTTCATGGCTCAAAGATTCAGATCTATTCGATAGAAAAACGACATGGTGGACTTCATTTCGTAGTGCATCACTATCCTGTGGGTTCGCAATCAACGATATCAGAAGAAGTATTTGGTGCAATCCATCTAGCTGAAACTCTATCATGTAAAATGTGCGAAACATGCGGTGCTCCTGGGACTTTCACCAAATCTAGAAGAGACGAATCTCTCGTCCTAGGAACATATTGTCATGAGCATCTTCCCCACGAAACCAATTAAAGTCGGAGATCTCGTCATCGGCGTCAATAAATACGGATGGAACAACACGGGTGCTGCGAAATTAACAAGATATTTCACAGAACCATCAATCGTTTTAGAAATCAAAGATCAAGAAGCTCTTGTGTACTTTGAACAAACAGGGCCACAATGGTATGATATAACCAAGCTGGAGCGTGTTTATGTCAGAGAAGAATTTGCAGAAAGAGAAGTGGCCAAGGATTAATTCTATTGTCGCACTGAACGCTGGTACTCGAATAGATTGCGGAGAAGGATCCATCGCAATCGTGCCTTCCTACGAAGAAGAAGTGATAGGTATCGTAGTAGAACATCATCCTCAGGTCGATTCAAGGTACGATTGGCTCGATGTTTTAATAGAAGATCGTGTGTATCATATTCTTAGAACACCATCGCCTCATCCAAACATAGAACCTTATTTCAACGTGAGAGAAATTAATGAAGACGGAACTGGAACTGAATTTTAGTGCGATTCAAGAACGCATGAAAGACAAATACTTAAAGAAAGATGATCTTTTTCATTACGCACCTTGTTTGGTGCCTGCGTGGGAACCATTAATAGACGAAATCATTGAACTGATTGAAGAATGGAACTCCGATTGTGCCGAAAACCACAAACTTCGTATCTTTCAGATGAAAGAAAAGTTTGGACAATTCGTGGTATATCTCGAGCCTTACAATGGTAACGGTGAAGGCGAGGTACCTGATTCTATCAGAAACGCAGTCAACAGCATTGCCAACGAAGGAATCAAGCTGTGCCGTGTCTGTGGCGAAAGAAAAGTCCAAACAGTTGTAGAAAGTCGATTACAATGGCGTTGTTTGGATCATTGGGATCGGAATAGTTTATGGAAGGTGCGCACATGATACGAGATTTTGAAATAGGTGACTTGGTCAAGTGGAAGTCTGTAGAGGGAATCCTTTATGCTACTATCTTGGAAAAACATCCAGATCCACAATTTGGTGTGAGGTATACGTGTTTACACGAAGGCAAGATTATCACGACGGGTTTCAGAAATTACATGACATTAATAGACGAACCACACGAAGAGACTCTATTAAAGTGGACTATGCAATTTGAAAAGGAGTACGAATCATGCTAACAGCAATGGGTGATGTGATGCGCAGAGCGTACGAGAAAGGATGGATTACAACAAGGGATGGCAATATATCGTTACGCATGACAGGAAAGGATATATTGTACATCACACCGTCTGGATGGCGTAAGACTATACTACATCCAGAACACATGATCAAATGTAAGTTGACACCCGCGGGAATCGATGTCCCGGAAGGAACGACCCCATCGGGTGAATTACACATGCATGCCAAACTACAGAGATATGCAAAGTATACGAGAGCAGTCGTACATCTTCATCCTACAAATATTATCGCAGCAATGTACGCAGGTTGGGATCTTCAGCAGTTAGCCGAAGATTTCCCAGAAGTATCTCGATACACTCGTGTAGGCCCAAGTGTCCCTGTGCTGCCTGTCACCTCTGCAGAGCTCGCAGAGGCCACGTTTGAGGCGATGACCAATTGGAGTAATTCTGGGACAAACATAGTTAAATTTGACATCGTTGGCCAAGCGGCGCATGGTGTATGTTCCGTGGGTGCCAACCCTTGGGATGCCTATGAACACATTGAAAGACTCGAACATATATGCGAAATAGCGCTGCGTTCTGGGAGAAAACCGCCAGGGTCGGTGAGCTGTGCTGGTGTCGCGAAAGAGGTTCGGGCTATCGCTACTCGATCGGCATCGTTGTAGACATAAAGAATTTCTGTTATTGGGCACCATCGACATATCAAGACTGGATTTATCACATACTTATTGGTGACCAAATCGTAGTGACACCATCGTACTACGTAGAAAAAATACCATGGGAAGAAGATGAGTAGATTAGGCGATTGTTACGAGGTTCACGGAAGATTCATGCTGAATAATTTTAGCGAAGCAGACGAATATATCCTCGTGCATGCAGAAGTCATGGGCCAGGGTCAACTTGCCGGCGTACCATACGGGCATTGCTTTCTCATTCACAAAGCCACCGATACAGTTCATGATCGATCAAATGGCCGCGATATAAAGATGCCACGTGCAATCTATTATCTCCTTGGTAAAATCGATCAGAGTGAATACTGGGATGACACTATGGGTCGTGTATCGAGAACTCCAAAGATATATGAATACACGAGAGAAGAAGTGATGGAATGGATGTCCGAAACAGGTACGTTTGGACCGTGGGAATTGGAGACAGAAAGTGGATACTAGAGGATACGATAATCCGTTTGCTTCTTCTGCAGAAGAAATAGGTCAGATGGACGTTGCAGTCGAAGAAGAAGAACTGATTAGAGAATCTGTTCGGAGGATAATTTTAGAGGCTAGCGATTTTCAATGCAATAGTCACTCTCTCGGTTTCATTGACGATAAAGGGAATTACCGCGACACCGAAGGCTGCGATCATACGGATTGGCTTTGGGACAGAGTGTATAATCAGGATGACAGTGCTAGGCCGTGGCCGATGCCTGACGGATGGATAAAAGTTTCCAACGCAAACGAATTCTGGTTTGCGGCAAAAGATTGGAGCGAGATGACGTTCGCACAGTTCGAAGGAATGGTAGAAATGTGGTCTCAATGTAAACGATACTCCAACTGGTTACAGAATGATGTCGAAGGATTCTACGTTACGTTCGGACTTTCTGATCCGGATCCTTTTGGGTATTCGGAACACATGGAACAACATACTATCCCTGAATTTATCGATAAATACGTCGGTCGTAGAGGTGAAGACTTATTCTACGGAATGTTGCTTGGAGAGTTGTAAAATCTGTCATACCTGTGTATAATACAATAACCGAACTATACACAGGAGTTTTCGTATGACACACAACTGGAAACAATTTTTTCCGTATCCCACAACACGTCCAGAGCAGGACCTCGCGATTAATTTCGCACTTGATGCATTTATCAATGATGACAAAAGATTCGTAGTGATCGAGGCAGGAACCGGTGTCGGCAAGAGTGCGATTGGTTTTACGATTGCGCAGTACTATAACCAACACGTAAAGGGTTCTGGTACTTACTATCTTACGACACAAAAGGTCCTACAGCAACAGTACATGCGTGATTTCCAAAAGAAAGGCATGTTTAATCTTCAATCCTCCACGAACTTCCAATGCAAGTACTATAAAACTAAGACTTGTGCGATGGCCAGACGTGAAATGAAAGTGTCACAGGATCAGAAGTTTAAACAATGCTGTGGTGGTACGGGTTGTAGATACCGCAAAGCGAAACAAGACTTTATGGATGGCGAACATGGCGTCACTAATTTCTCATATTTCTTGGCCGAGACGCATTATTCGCAACAATTGGAACCTCGCACGATGATGGTGGTAGACGAATGCCACAATACAGAGCTTGAATTAGGTAATTTCGTAGAGATCGTTATCTCTGAACACTTCGCAAATCAGGTTCTAAAGCTTAAAATCCCACAATTGAAGACACAGTACCAAGTGTTTCGTTGGGTCGTAGACATTTACAAGCCAAAACTTGAGACAATCAAATATCACTACGAGAAGATGATCGAAAAGTTGTCACTTCAAAAGAAGATGAAGGAGTTCTTAAAGGTGTCTAGCCAATACGAGCTCATCGATAAACATCTTTGCAAACTTTCAAGGTTCATCAAGACGTACCATAAAGACAATTGGATCCTGAACATTACTGAAACAGACGTAAAGAATACGAAGAAGTACGAGTTTAAACCAATTTGTGTTGGTCCATATTCAGAACCTTATCTCTTTCGTAGTGCAAAGAAGGTTCTCCTTATGTCAGCAACGGTCATGAATAAAGAGGCCTTTTGTGAAGTACTAGGATTACCAATCGAGCAGGTCGCATTCATATCGATACCATCACCATTCCCCGTAGAGAACCGACCAATCATCGTATCTCCTATCGCGTCTATGTCATTCAAGAATATAGATGCGGGTTTACCCAAGATGGCACAAGCTGTAAAGGCAATCCTCGACGCTCATCCGAACGAGAAAGGCATTATCCATTGTCACTCGTATAAAATCGCACAGTATCTCAAAAGAAATGTTCGATCTAAACGTCTACTAACGCATACATCTGCAGATAGAGAAAAGAAATTGAAGATACACATGGCAGATCCTCGTCCTACGGTGCTTCTATCGCCATCAATGCAAGAAGGTGTCGACCTGAAAGGAGATCTCAGTCGGTTCCAGATTATCTGTAAAGTGCCATATCCATACCTAGGCGACAAGCTCGTAAAGAAACGGATGAATAAATGGAAGTGGTGGTATCCTCTCCAAACAGCGAAGGTGATCGTACAGTCCGTTGGTAGATCTGTACGTAGTGATACCGATACAGCTGTCACATATATCCTAGATGCCGATTGGGAACGATTCTGGGACAAGAATAAAGATGTGTTTCCAAAAGGATTCAAGGAGACACTTAAATGAAAACTATTCCATATATGGGTTCCAAGCGTAAGCTTCTTCCGTTTCTAAAAGACTCTTTAGAAGATTACCTCGATGGAACCGAACTCAATTCTTTTTTCGATGCATTCGCTGGTTCTGGCAGAGTGTCACATCACTTTAGAAACAAGTACAAGATCGTCGCTAACGATAGACAATCGTACACAAAGGTGATTCTAGAATCTTATTTACAGAATACAAAAAACTTACAGTATTTTCAGTATTTAATTGACAGACTAAACGCAATGCCCGATTCTTTCTGGGGGTCGACAGACGGCTGGTATGCGAACACATACGGTGCACCGTTCAACGACGGGTGTTCTATCGGATCTGATGGCAATCCCAAGCCCTGGGTCGACTACAACGCAAGAAAGATCGATATAATTCGGTACAAGATAGATGACATATATCCAAATGATCACGTGGAGAAGTCAGTTCTCCTTCTTTCGCTTATATTAGCCGTGTCAAAGATTTCAAATTGGATGGGTCACCAAACAGGATACTTTAAAGATTGGAAGAAAGGTAAGTTAAGAAAACTGCACCTCGAATTACCTCCGATAGAAACGTCACATAAACACAGCCATGTGGTTCACTGTAAAGATATGTACGACATTATCGACAAAGTGGAAACTGACATAACCTATATAGACCCTCCTTACGGTACAAATAATAAGAAAGTGTCACGTACAGGAGGATGTAGATACGATTCTTTCTACCATCTGTGGAATAATCTCGTAAGAAACGACAAGCCTGAGGTATCAGGTAGAGCAAAACGAAGAGTTGAACTAGAAGGATACTGTGGAGATCTCGAATATAACGATAAATCCATTGTGATACCTTCGTTTGAACGAATCCTATCGATGGTACAATCACCATATCTTATGTTTTCTTATTCTAACAAGGGATTACTCACTCTAGGAGAACTTGAGGATGTTATTTCCGCAGGTGGATTTAACAGATCATCGATTGTGACGTATAAAAAATTACACACTAAAAATTCTCATACGAAAGCTGGTCGTACCAAAGGCCATTGCATCGATAGAGATAATGAAAAAGAACCACTGACAGAATATGCGATACTCGCGAGGAGATAACGATGGCAATTTTTAAGAATATTAATGAGTTCCTAGAATGGCGAGAGCTATGTCGTGACGTAATTGAATACTCGCAAGACATCATGCTGACATCGGGCGGATTCGATCCTCTTCATGTGGGTCACCTACGATGTATTCAGGAAACAGTAAAGATGGCGAATAATCCCAAGAAGTTCCCATCATGTCGTAGACCTTTGGTCACAATACTTGTAAACTGTGATGATTTCTTGAAAGCAAAGAAAGGATATAACTTTATGTCTTTGGAAGACCGGATGGAAATTGTTCATAGTATCAAAGGTGTAGATGTCGTTCTACCTTGGTTCTATACGAATGATGACTTTACTGTCGTAAAAGCTATCAATACAATTAGACCAAAATGGTTTACTAAAGGTGGAGATAGAACGGATGCTACGAACATTCCTGAATGGGAGATCTGTCAGCAAGTGGGTTGCGAAGTCATCACGGGAGTTGGCGGAGGAAAAATTAGGTCAAGCAGCGACTTGGTCGAAAACGCAGATAGATTTAACTTGGAAGCGGTTGAGCTCCAAGGTTGGGCGGAGGGATACAATGAAGCCAAAGATAACGAAGAAGCCTTGGGGTCACGAGGAACTACTTTCTCTTACACCTAAATACGCTATGAAAAAAATTACGATCAGAGCGGGTCACAGATTAAGTTTACAGTATCACCAACAAAAAGAGGAAACCATATATGTTCTATCTGGCATGCTCCTTAATTGGCAAAGTGACGATGATAACGATTATATAGTACTTAAGAAAGGAGACACATTCCATTGTTCCCCCAAGCAAGTTCATAGATTCGGTGCTGACGAAACAGAAGATGTTGTACTCATAGAGTGCTCATCTCCTGAATTAGACGATGTTGTACGATTAGCAGACGATTATAAGAGAAGCTAGATAATTAGTAGTGTCCCCCTTCTTTGGAGAGCTACTGTGTTTAAAGATTCAAGGCCTTGGTTTTTTGAAAATAGCAAGATACCAGTTATCCTTTCTTATTTCGCACCAATCGATATTGGTGCGATCACTATTGGCCCTTTTGTTTTTTCAAGAGGCGAAATGTCTGCAGAGACCAAGAACCATGAAGCAATTCATTGGCAACAATACATCGATTGTGGCGTGATTGGATTCATCCCGTTGTACTACATGTTTTATCTTTGGAATTATATTCGGTACCGAGATGGCCAAACAGCGTATTACATGATACCTTTCGAAAAAGAAGCGTATGATAACGATAAGAATCTAGATTATTTAGATACGAGAAAACGATTCAATTGGCTGAAGAACGATGGAGGGTAAAATGGGAGCAGGAATAATTTTAATGACATACGATAATGACGTACCAAAAATACTTGGGCTTGTCGGTGACATCGCAACAAGGCGAAAGCAAGGCGCAACATACGATTTACCAAAAGGAACAGAAGACCCGGGTGAATCGTCTTTTGCATGCGCATTAAGAGAAACGCAAGAAGAGACGGGAATTGTTATTCATCCCTCAGAAATTATCGAAGGACCTTACAAAACTTCGTATCTATCGATGTGGATGGCTGAGATTCCAAAAGACACACCTGTGATCATTGAGAAGAATCCCATCACAGGCAAGTATGAACACGATGGATTCGATTGGTTAACGGAACAACAAGCGTTGAAATTGATGTATCCATACCTTAGACCTTTTGTTCATTGGGCATTTAACCATTTCTAATTCGTATACATCGTGACACACTCGAGTAAAATGTCACTAAAGAGGAGCACAACATGGGATCTGTATTTTCACACCACAGAACAAACGCAGATAGAAGCGCAAAGGATCGTGGTCGACATAAAGAAAAGATAGAAAAAGCTATTCGAGAGGGTATTCACGATATAGTCGCTGAAGAATCCATCATTGGTCAAGACGGCAAGAAGAAGATTCGTATTCCTGTCAGAGGAATAAAGGAATATAAGTTCGTATATGGATCTAATAATCAACAACAAACAGGCTCTGGTGGCGATGCTGACGTTCAGAGAGGCCAGAAGATTGGCCAGAAACAAAAGCAAGGTAAGGGTAAACCCGACAAAGCAGGTAACAAACCCGGTGAGGAGTACTATGATGTCGAGGTGACACTCGAAGAGTTAGCTTACTACCTTTTCAAAGACCTCGAATTACCCGATATGGAACAGAAACAGATGAAAGAGATCTTGTCTGAGAAGTTCAAACGCAAAGGGTATCGTTCTGATGGCATCAGACCAAGACTTTCTAAGAAAGAATCAGCTAAACAACGCATTAAACGCAAGATGGCAGCTCGGAAACAAGGCGATATAAAGGTAGATCCAGATACAGGAGATGAAGTATTTCCTTTTATTGAGCAAGATTTACGTTACAAGCATATCACTGTGACACAAAAGGCTGCAACCAATGCTTGTATTTTCTTTATGATGGACGTATCCGGTTCGATGACTACCGATAAGAAATATTTAGCACGATCTTTTTTCTTCCTCTTGTATCATTTTATTCGAAGCAAATACGAGAAGACAGAAATTGTATTCGTTGCACATGATACTCAGCCGTACGAAGTAGACGAAGATAAGTTCTTCGGTCGTGGTACAGGTGGTGGTACGATGGTTTCACCTTGTATCGACTATGTTATCGAACAAGCAAACAAGCGATACAACCCTAGCTCTTGGAATCTTTATGCTTTCCACTGTTCAGACGGGGATAACTGGGGAGAAGATATGGATAGAACCATCGCTTCTAACGAAACTCTTAAACAGATGTGTCAGTTCTACGGTTATTGTGAGATCACACCCGAAGATGAACGCATCAGATGGGGTAACGGAACAACACTGTCCGAAGCATACGAACCATACGAAGATGAAAAGTTTAAGATTGGTCGTATCTATCGTAAAGATGACGTGTGGAAAGTATTTAGAGAATTTTTCAGGAGTTAATAATGAGTGATTGGAACTTACAAGACCTACAAGACTGGGATGATCGAATCTGTGAGATAGCAAAGAAACACGGCCTCGATTGGTATCCTATCACATACGAAACATGTGACTACTTTGAGATGTTAGGTAACATGTCATACCACGGAATGCCTACACATTATGGCCACTGGTCGTATGGTAAATCCTTTGAGCAGCAACACTCACAATACCAACACGGGATGACCGGGCTACCTTACGAGTTGATCATTAACTCTGATCCTTGTATCTCTTATTTGATGTTGGAAAATCCGCTGTACTTGCAAATTCTTATCATGGCACACTGCGTTGGTCATAGCGATTTCTTCAAGATGAATAGAAACTTCGGGTATACCCGCGCCGATACAGTTGTACCGCGCATGAGAAACGCAAAGAAACGTATACAATCGTATTGTGAAGATCCACATATTGGTATTGAAAAAGTGGAAGCGCTAATTGATGCGTGTCACGCGATTTCATATCAAGTTCCTAGGTATCCAATGGACATTCCAAATCTTCCAGAAGAATATGAGCAATACCGTTTAGCAAATATCGACAAAGTCGGAAAGAATAAAGTCGATGCAAGAGATCTGCCATATCGGCCTGAATACGATCTGATCGGGTTCTGCGCTGCTTATGGTGAGCATAAGGAAGATTGGGAAAAAGATGTGATGCAAATCGTCAGAGACGAAGCATATTACTTCATGCCTCAGATCAGAACCAAGACTATGAACGAAGGATGGGCGTGTTTTTGGCACTATAAGATTCTTCATGAACTTGATTTGCCGCAAGGTTTACATCTTCCATTCTTGAAGTCTCATAATCAAGTAGTCAGACCTCACGTAGGACGTATCAATCCGTACCACTTAGGATTTCATCTGTTCAACAAGATCGAAGAACGTTATGGTCTCGAGGAATGCTTCATCGCAAGAGAGGTACACAATGATGAATCATTCATTAGACAGTACCTGACACGAGAGGATTGCGAAGAGCTTAATCTATTTTCGTTTAGTGCGAAAAAAGATCACTACGAAGTCGATGATGTAAGCGACGAAGAAGGATGGGAGAACGTAAAAAATGTCCTGCTACGACAGACTGCCGGTAATTCTATTCCAACTATTTACGCAGATTCTATCGAAGATGGATATATATTAGTGTTACATCACGAACACGATGGACGTGACCTCGAAATACAATATGCTGAAAAAGTCGTCTCTCACATTTCACACCTTTGGGGAAGTGAGGTAAAATTAATAACAATGGTGGACGACGCACCATACGAGATTTAAGTTAAGGAGCCGTTAATGAGTAAATTTCTCGATTTAATCAACAAACAAAGATCGGAGAAAAAGGAAGAAAAGTTCGAAGGAACCTTCCTTGAGTACCTAGAAAAATTACAACAAGATTCTGACATCGCAAAGCCTGCGCACAAAAGATTGTATGATGCAATCAAGCAGCATGGTGTAGCTACGATGGATAACGAAGATCCTCGAAAGAAGAAGATCTTTAACGATGACAACATTAAGATCTACGATTACTTTAAATCACAGTTCTTTGGTAACGAACGAGTCATCGAAAAATTGATGCACTTCCTTAAGAGTGCGTCACTGCGAGGAGAAGAATCTAGACAAGTTCTGTTATTGATGGGTCCAGTAGGTGCCGGAAAGTCCGCACTGACCGAACACATCAAGGATGCACTCGATGGTGAAGTCTACTACCACCTCGATGGTGATCCACAGAGAGGGGAACCACTTCAGTTGCTCCCCCGATCCCTGCGACCTCAGTTCGAAGACATGTTGGGAGTCAAGATCGAAGGTGATCTTAGTCCCGTAGCTCGACACCGGCTCCTCGAAGATTACGATGGTAAATATGAAAACTTTAAGGTTAAGACTTCCACGTTCTCGCAACGAGGTCGTAGAGGGATCGCCTCTGTACCTCCAATGGATGCAAATTCGCAAGATGTTTCCGTATTGATCGGATCTGAAGACATATCTAAGCTGGATAAGTTTTCAGAAGATGACCCACGAGTACTCAATCTTACAGGTGCATTCAATGTAGGAAACAGAGGAATCGTCGAACTCATCGAGGTTTTCAAAAATGAGATTGAGTTCCTACATACGATTATTACTGCGACACAGGAAAAGCGTGTACCGGCGCCTGGTAAGCACGATATGGTTTTCTTCGACGGTGTTATTCTTGCTCACTGCAACGAATCTGAGTGGAATCGTTTTAAGTCCGAGCATACTAACGAAGCGATCCTCGACCGAGTCGTTAAGATCAACGTACCATACTGTCTCGAATTAAACGAAGAGATTAAGATCTACGAAAAGATTCTTAAAAGATCAGACTTCAAAGCTCACATTGCACCTCATACTATTAAGGTTGCATCGATGTTCTCCATCATGAGTCGATTGAAGAAGTCAGGCAAGTGTGATCTCCTTACGAAGATGAAAATCTATAACGGTGAGGAAGTGATTGAAAAGGGAAGAGTCAAGAATATCGACATCAACGATCTAAGAGAAGAACATCGTGAAGAAGGCATGAACGGTATTTCTACACGATTCATTATGAAGTCGATTGATCATGCGTTGGTCATGAGTGAAAACCATTGTGTCACGCCTATCGGCGTAATGAAATCACTCACAAAGATGGTGAAAGAACAAATCGTAGATGAAGATTTTAGAGAAAGGTGTTTAGAAATCGTACAGAACGTTGTGAGAGAAGAATATCTGAAGATTTTGGAAACAGAAATCGCCAAAGCCTTCATCACTGCGTACGAAGAACAAGCTCAGTCATTATTCGACACCTATCTTGACAATGCAGAGGCGTACACCACGAAGCAAAAGCTTAAGTGTCGCACTACAAAAGAGGAAAGAGAACCAGATGAAAGGTTTATGAAGTCCATCGAGGAACTCATTGGTATCACGGGATCTTCTCGACAAGGTTTCCGTTCAGATGTCACCGCGTATATGTTCGCAAAAATGCGTCGTGGCGTTAAAGTAGATTACCAATCGTATGAACCCTTGAAGGAAGCGATCGAATCGTATCTGATAAACTCTGTGAAGGACATGGCGAGGATTGTCACTAAGAGCAAAACCCGAGATGATGAGCAAAAGCAAAAATACAGCGATATGGTTCAGACTTTAATGGACGAATACGGCTATAACGAAACTTCTGCAGAAGAAGTCCTAACGTACGCATCGAATAACCTATGGCGTGACTCTTAATAAAGTCATACTATTTCGTGTGAATCGGTATAATTACTCAGTAGTTGTACCGATTTTAGTTTGGGGAGAAAACAATGAGAATTACAGAGTCGAGATTAAGACGAGTCTTACGAAAAATTATCCTAGAGTTTGGTGAGAGTGACGCAGAAGTTATTAGACAATCTCAAAACAGAGAAAAGATGATAGGGATAGGCATGGACGGTGGAACGATAGGTTTCGATCCAAACTGGGACTACGCATCCAACAGACCTCTAAGGCCAAAAAAGATGCACCGACTGAAACCTGAATTACAGATGGTTGCTGACATGATCAGAGGTGGTGGTATTGGTGATGACCTCCAACTTATGCCCGGCAGAAACGGTAGTCCACCGGACATGTTCTATTTTACGTTGGTGGGATCAGGTATCAAAGCGAGATGTGATTACAAATCATACAATGTGCAAAAAAATCATAGCGATTTCACCGGTGAGGGTTGTTTCATCTCGAGTGTATCGCCGGATGCTGTCAAGAATGGTTTCGCAGCTGGAGCTGAAACAAACGATCCAGCTGATGTAGAAAGACTTCTCGAGGACTTCATCGCATGGGCCTCTAACAATACACAAGAAGATTCGCCCTGGATGACTTTTCCTCCTGTATCATAAACCCTGAATTAATTCAAGCTTTTGCTTTCGTTTCAATCGTTTAATCCTCCATTCTTCTTTGGAGGCTTCTGATCGGTCTGCAACTTCTTTGGACCAGACCAATCGTACAGGACGTCTAGACCTAGTATACTTTGCTGACTTGAAAGAGTAATTGTGTTCAAGAAGACGTCTATTTACGTCTGTTGTGATCCCAGTGTACAGACTTCCGTCTGCGCATTCGACTATGTATACGTACCATTTATTCATATTAGAATTATAATTTCTAGAATTAATTTGTACAAAGACACTTTACAGAATTAGAATTAATTATGGGTTCTTAATAAGGAGGGAACGATGCAAGTGAAACTGGGAATGCCAGAAGTTCTGGTTATATTTAGTCTATTAATGTTCAGTCAGTCATTTAGTTTTTCGATCATAGCGTTCTGTTTAGGAGTATTTTCTAGAGTTGGATCTTATCTAGTAGAATATGGACAGGAATTGAAGAAGGCAGAGGCGATTAATCAGACTGCAGAAGAGTTCAGCTCTGCTTTGACAGGATTGTTCAGTGCAAATAAAGACTAAATTCTACGACACAGTCGGACACAACGGGTGGTTTCGGTGGTCCAAGTCATTATTAGACTTGTATTGCACTGAAAAACACTTCGTGATCAACGATATTCACAGGACTTCTCATCTGCAGATGCAAAAGTGGATACTGGGCCACAGTTTCGATGGTGTCGAATTACTTTTAAGAAACCTGTTATTAGACTCTATGCTCTCTGCAGATAGGCTGCAGCCTGGTGCTGGTTCGTATGTGCCGTGGTTTCTTCACAACATCGATTGTGAAAATATGATCGCAGAGAGATCCAGTTCAGAATCTTATCTAGAGTCGACTCTTTCGTTATCTAGATCTGATCTAGCAAAAGATATATTCAGAAGCATCTACGATGTAGTCGGCCCATTGACAAAAATTATGTTCAAGCCTTCTTACGAATCCGAGACAGTTATCAAGTATCGAAACTCTTTTCGATTTCCGTTATCACTCGACGCACAGTTTCATCGAATGATCGGGAACGTTGAACATATCGAGTTATCAAATCCAATCGTGCTCATGATCGAAGGAGCACCCGAAACAGTAGGAGAAATTAATTCACTTCTACAGTGGAATCATGATTCGAAAAGGCCTGTGTTGCTCATAGCGAGAAGCTTTCCAGAGGAAATAAGTGCGACTCTAGCGACTAATTGGACAAGAAATGCATTGAATGTTCTGCCGATACCCTATGGAGATTCGATTGAATCGATAAACTTGGCTGCAGACATGTGTGCAATCACGGAAGGAGAACTCATTAGTGCACACTTTGGTGATTTGATCTCCGCAAGTGTCTTGAACGAAGATAAGTGGGGCGTTGTCGACAGATTAGAATGGACACAATTTGGTTTATCTTTATATAAAGAAGCCAACGTAGATGGACACATTCGTAATTTAATAAACAAATTAAAGACAATTGAAGAAGAAGAGATACAAACTCTATATAAAGATCGTATCCTATCGTTATCAAATGACGCAATAGAAATCTGGGTGAACAAACAAAACGTACACCTTCTCGAAGAGCTCGATGCTCTTCTTAAACATTACAACGGCTTCGTAGCATCCGGAAAAGTAGAAACACCTATAGGACCTCTTCCTAGATGTTTTGTGGACGCTGCAAAAGATACTGCGCAATCCTTACGTCGAGAGATACTTAATATTGGTGGTTTTCTTGTTGGAGTTAAGGATGAAATGGTGGCTAAGTGAAAATGACGAATGGGAATTCGATAAAATCATAGAGTATCTTGAGAAATATGACACAGTTCACGTAGGTTGCGATTCAAAATACTATTCCAGAGGCACAAAATTTGCAACAGCCATAGCAGTATACCAGAATCCGTGTGTCACATATTGGTACTCTAAGGAACATTCTGCCAACATGCCCCGAGAGATACGATATAGGTTATGGACAGAAGTTGAAAAGTCGCTATCGATCGCTTGGAAGATACGAGAGAGCCTACCAAACATTCATATCGTAGTACATTGTGATATAAACTCTGACGATAAATTTCCTAGTTCTGTTCTGAATAAGTCTGCACATGGCTACGTGACTGGCTGTGGTTTTGAGTATGTGAATAAACCAGGCGCTTGGTGCGCAACAGGATGTGCAGATTATCATACAAGATAGCAAAATTAATTTTACGATAATGCGTTTCCACCCATAATTACTATCTGTGAGGAACGTATGAAAGGACTTAAACATTTAATCGAGTGCCACTGTGTTTTACCACAGTTCAGAAAGGATCCTAATCCCAAGTATCATTCGTTTGTAGCGTTTTCTTTGTTCGATGACAGCGATACAGCTATTCCAAAACATGCGAGATGTAACAATTGTGGTGTAATTCATAACGTTATAGACGTATGTAAATCTGAAATCCTTCCGGGACAAGAAGTGGGAGCGGTGATGACGAAGAAAGACTGTGGAATGATGCTTCCAAGCGGAGTAAAACAGATGCTTGAGACGTATGATTGCGAGGTACCTGATTGGGAACACGCACTTTACATTTTACAAAATGAAAAATGGGGTGACTTTATTATTATACACCGTGAAGAAACCGAAGGTGGCGATCTTAGTGGTAAGATCCTTAAGTTCATTGGGCCCGGCAACTATCGTCTGGAACCTTTCTTACAAAAGAGAATCGTATGACAACGAAACAATTTGGCACATCTACAGAAGAACAAAACATTCAAGATAAAATCAAAGCGAGAGAAATCGTTCAAACCGTGATTGAATACGGTGTGAATCAAAAACAACTCGAGCAAATGATCTATCTTCTAGCGATGGAGCTAGAAAATGTCAGCCTTATGAAGGAACTGACGCAATCAATAACCCAGTCTCGTGAAGGGACTAAATCCAACATCATTACAGGAGAGTAATTATGAGTAACGACATCACGTCAAAATGGCAAGAGATCAAAACTCTTATCGAATCCATCGATCTGGACGTTCACAAAAACGCGGCTGGAAATGTATCTGCCGGTGTTCGAGCACGAAAAGGTCTTCGTTTATTGAAGAATCAAGCAGCTGAACTAGTGAAAATCACCGTTGAAAGCGATAAGGCTCGTAAAGCTGATAAAGAGTAATTGTTTCTTATTGAACAAATTAGATGGGCGGACTCATTGTTCCGCCCATTTTAGTTTTACCCTTCATATTTATCTACGTACCTAAGACAGATTCTCTAATTTTTCTTAGTGCTTCCTTTTCGACTTGGCAGATGCGCATGCGAGTTAATTCATGTAAATTACCTATCTCTTGTAATGTTAGAGGACCTTCTTGCGCCGCTATGATCGTACAGTTTTGTTTGGCTTTACACTTAAGCCAAAGTCGACACTCCTTGTTTTGGCAAGGCGTCTCGTTCTTTTCGTTGGCTTGCCAACAAGTTTCGTCTTTATCATTCATAAAATGCTCCTATAATGAATTATTATAAAGTGCGAAAATTAATTTTACAAGGAAAACAATATGCGAAAGACTTTTATTCTCGATACTTCCGTACTTCTTTATGATTCTCAAGCTATTCACTCTTTCGAAGGTAACGATATAGTCCTCCCTCTCGTGGTTCTAGAAGAGCTTGATAAGTTTAAGGAACGACAAGGCCTCGTAGGACAGAATGCAAGATATGTCAATCGATTCTTGGACGAAATGAGATCCATCCCAGTCGACGAATATGGTTGGAGAACAAAAGAAGAGTTCGACATGCGATATAGATTCGAGCTTTCTAACGAGATTCACGAATGTGTGCCAGAAGGATTCGACATTGGATACAACGATAACATCATCATTGGTTGTGCATTGCACTTAGCTTCAGAAAAAGACAACGTATACGTAATCACCAAAGACATTAATCTTCGAGTGAAGTGTGATGCAGTCGGTCTGGGCGTAGAAGATTATCTGAAAGATCGAGTTGAAGAAGATGTAGATAACTTGTGCGGGTGGAAACAAATCGAATTAGAACCCGAACACTTTGCCGAGTTCTACGAAACAGGAAAGCTGTTCCTACCTGAATCTGGATTGAATGAAAACCAATTTGTTATTGGTAAATCACAGTCGAATCAGTCGTTATTAGGTATCAATCGGAAAGGCTTTATCAGGAAGATGATTCGAAAGATGGAAGGTCTTATCTGTGTAGAACCTAGAAACGCGGAACAATCGTTCGCTATCGAGGCTCTCCTCGATCCTTCGATTCCACTCGTGTGTCTAACCGGGCTTGCTGGTTCCGGTAAGACATTCCTCGCTCTGATGGCCGGATTGTACGGTTTGAAATCAGGTAACACACCCGGAGGAAGCACGTTAGGAGCTTCATTGCCAGAAAATATGAAGATTGGATACGACAGACTCGTTATCTCAAGAACACTCCAGCCTGTTGGTCGTGACTTAGGTTATCTCCCAGGTTCAATGGAAGAAAAAATGCAACCTTGGTTGATGCCTATTCTTGATAACGTACGCCACGCATTCAAAGATACTTCGTATTTCCAGATGATGATCGAAAAAGGTGACATAGAAATTGCGCCAATTCCGTATATCCGAGGAAGGACGTTCAATAATTCTATACTTATTGTTGATGAAGCTCAGAACGCAACTGTACATGAGCTCAAAACAATCATCACTCGTATGGGTGCGAACTCTAAGATTGTTCTTCTAGGTGATATCGACCAAATCGATACTCCATATATCGACAGACAAAGTTCAGGTTTAAGCATAGTTATTGACAAGTTCCAAAACTCACCTCTCTGTGCACACGTAAACCTATCCAAAGGACAACGTTCTGACCTAGCTAGCGTGGCATCGAACATTCTCTAGGAGATTCGAATGGCTCGTACCAGATTAGATCTAAATAGATTCAAAAAGATATATCCGTTACAACGTAAGAGTCCGCATTGGTTTTATAGAGATACAAATGCTGTTCGAGAATCTCGAGAAATCGATTTAAGCGTTCCAGATCCTTTGACTTTTACGACAAATGAGGTCTATAATTCTCCAATCGCTGTGGCTTCTGCCAACGAAAATGTGAATGTTTGGATTTCATCGATTAGTGCGAACGGTGGAGGCTCTTTCGACATCACCGTAGCCGTGGGTGATTCTAGTTTCACTGGAAAGATATACGTACACATCGGCGAAGGAAATCCATAATGAATAATTACGTTTCTTTCGATGGTAGTACAGCTTCAGTTGACACAGATTTAGGTGATTCAAGTCTCAAGGTGGTGGTCACACCGAGTGATAACGTGAATGCGTGGGCTACGTATTCAAGCGTTTGGACAATACATGTTAGTGATTCAAGTTTCGTTGGGAAAATATACTATATCACTTCTACGTAGGAGACCTAAATGCCTGTACTTAAATCAGAAACACGAATAAAACAAATCGATACCACATCATCTGCAACAGGAGTCAGTGAATATGCATCTGGCGACGTTGTATACGACCAAGCGGACGGACTAGTCCGGCATAATGGAACTGAATTCGAAGGTGTCCAAGTAGGGAAAGGACTATTTATTAAGACAGGGATTGCAGAATCTATAGTCACCGTAAATCCTTCGTCAGTATCGGACACTAATTATGACTGCCAATTGGGTCAAATATTTCATGGTACTCCATATTCAGAAGACTGGAGAGTGAATCTTATTAATTTTGCACTTTCAGATAACAGCGGTACAAACATCACTATCATTGTTGCACAAGATGGCTCACCCCAAATCCCATCGTCAATTACGATTTCATCTACTGACACAAGATCTGGGACCACCACAACAATCAAGTGGATGGATAATCAAGCACCGACTCCTACTGCAAACGGTATTGATGTCTTCTCTTTCACTATATTCAAGCTTTCTGACAGCGAAGTTGTACTCGGCCAGATGGTTCCGTTTGGAGGATAACGATGATTGGATCAATGTCAGGATCTTTCAAGGGTGGAAAAAGATCATCAGTAAGATTGAGTTCTATAGAACCTTGGGATCCATCTACAATAACGACTGCAGCTTGGATTGATGCGAGTGATACGTCTAGTTATTCAGTAAGTGGTTCAACTCTTCTAAGTTCCACTAATACTTCGAAGCAATACGATAAATCGGGCAACTTTAATATGCAAGTAGATGGCCATCCAACGAGGCTCATTGACTTGAATGGGATGTATGTATTTGATTTCGATGGGAGCGAATCCTTAATCTCTTCGGGTGGAGGACCTTACGCATCCTCTGGAAACCATTGGGCTATCGGTGTCTTCGAATGGCATGCCACAGACAGCACGAAAGACACTTTCTGGAGTGCCGATGGATCACGAACGTACGCGGTTTCATCAGGATCTGATGGTGGTTGGAATGGAGAAATCGACTATGATGGCGGCAACTCTATCGTATCAGGAACAGCCAAGAACGATTTTACGAGAACCATCTCCCGGGATACTTGGACAATCGTCTCTATCGTATTTAATAAGTCTGGAAACCAAGTTTTTGGTCGGTTGAATGGCACAACAAGAACTTCAATTCACTCTTACTCTAATTCAATGAATGCAACATGTTCAGATCTTCGAATGATGCGAAACAGATCCGGACAAAAACTCAATGGCCGGATGGCAGAGTACTTTCACGTCGCGGCAATCCCGGGGACAGGCAGTACGGACATTAGTGATGTAGAAAAAGCGGAAGGATACCTCGCACATAAGTGGGGCCTGACAGGATCTCTTCCAAGTGATCATCCATATAAAAATTCTGCTCCATAATTATTCACACAAGCTTCGATGGAGCATATTTAGTCTCGTTAAGTTAATCTCAGTTTGTTCGGTTTATACGTATAAAACAAACAATACTCTAATTGGAGATAACAAATGGCTAAATTACATAGCGAAATACGAATAAAATCTGTCGACGGGATTGGTCCTGGTGACGAAGGTCAAGGTGACAAATTCGCTGCTGGCGATATTATTTTTAATAGTGCCAATGGCGAATTCATGAAAAGAAATACGGATCCGTATGATGGTGCGAATGCTGCAAACTCTTGGACTGTAGTATCCTCTGGTGGCGGCGGTGGTTCATCTCTATCAGTTGGTGATACATCGGTTGCGCTTTCTGATACAGGAACTGACGGTGAGATAACGTTTTCAACAAACGGCTCTGCTCGTTGGAAAATTGATCAAAGTGGACATCTTATCCCACAAACCAATTCATCTTACGATTTGGGTACAGCTGAACTTAAAGTTCGACACTTGTTTTTGTCGAACAATTCGTTGTATCTTGGAGACGAACAGAAAATTTCTATCGACGAAACCACCGGAAAGATGAAGTTCCTCCGTAGACGTAAAGATAAAGCACCCTCTGGTGTTAGTGAGGATTACGTCACTGTGCGCAACGCAATCGCAGGTATTCCAGACATCGATGCTGGATCTATTCCTCCAGTTGGCGGATCATTTGCTGACATGACTTTACAACAGTGGCGACTATATTCGTCTATAGACGGAAAGCCTGCTTTCGAAAATATTTACGATAAGGACAATGACCTTGATTGGACACAAGAAAACTTAGAAGATTCACCATATTTTGGATCATTTTCTACTTCTGTCGTGAAATCTTTCAGCGTAGCTGTCGACAATAAAGTTGCTAGCGTATGGAGAGGGGCTTCTGGAGAAAGTGGTGGAAATGCATTCTACATCGATGGTATACCTCATCCTGAACTTCGATTGAAGGCCGGTAAGTATCGTTTTTATCAAAAACATCTTTCGAATGCGTATGATGGGGGAGGAGCAGCTCTTGGTGCAGCAGCACACCCATTAAGATTTTACACTAGCGAAGATAGATCAGAATTGTTAGAAACCAATCACGCTGGCAAAGTACTTTGGTGGGACGGTGATTCCTCTAATAATTTCGGTGAATACGAAGCGGTTTTCACAGGCCTAGCAAATGATCCACCTGCTCACACTCCATCCGAGTTCCAAAATCTGGGTCTATACGTGGAACTCACTGTCGACGATACTCTTCCAGCTGAGTTCTGGTATGGTTGTGACAATCATGGCTACATGGGAATGAAAATTATCAACGAAGCTGTCTCTGTTGGCGGTGGAGCAACGACAGTCAACGATTTAACTGATGTATCTACAACAGATGTCCAAGCCGGCGACGCACTCATATATCAAGCGGGTGACAACGCTGGTTTCGTTCCAAAGCCGATTGCACAAAGAGATTCTTTCGTATGCCATCGTTATGCACAGTTCGTTGCTGGAGGCAATGCCATCCATCAAGTGCACCCGCATCTTGAAGGCAAACTCGGCGGAAAATTAATCGTTGATACTTTGAACATGGGTGGAAACAACAAACTGCAGTTGAAACTCGATGAACTTCCAGTTAATGATCCGTATGATACGATGCACTTTGAAATCTATTCTATTGGCACTCAGCCATTCGACATTGAAGTTGTGAACTTAAAAGCTGACGCTGTTGGTGATGGTGATGCTGCAAAGACTGCAAATAGTGACAATGATCTCAAATTATTCACTGACATCTTATCATACGATAATACCGGTAGAGATACTGACAGTGTTGGTTTTACTACTTCTGATAGATTTATTAATCTTCGTTTCGACGACAGTCTCAACGTCTCCGTAGGTGAAGGCCAAGTGTTCCTTCTCCACGCGTGTGTTGATCGATCCGATCCAAACAGCCCTGTTGTCAATTGGTATCACGAAATCCGTTCTGGACTATAATTAAATAGATAACTGTTAGGAGATTAAAATGGCTTTCAAGACCGATAAGATTAAATTGAGACTTTACACTGGAAGTGATCCCACCGCTGAGAACGGTGAGCTCGCTATTGTGGATAATGTGCTTCGATTGAAGTCTAATGGGTCTTGGGCCGATGTTTCCGGGGGCGGGGGAGGTGGTTTGGCTAACGTAGTCGAAGACACCACCCCTCAACTCGGAGGCAATCTCGACACTGTTGGGAACAATATCTTGATGAAAGAAGGAACAATTTACACAGACACAGCAGAAACTTCCTCGATAGATACTGCGAAGGTCACGTCTTGGGATTCTACAAGTACACTAGTAAGTTCTAATTCTGCCAACTGGGATTCCGCCTATACTTCAGTTAATACGAATGCTGCGAATTGGACTACTACTTACACGGTTGTCGATGCGGGTTCTGCAAACTGGGACACAGCTTATGGCTGGGGAGATCATAGCACGCAAGGTTATTCAACAGTCGACGACCTCAATGATTTATCAGATGTTTCCACACCAGCTACTCTCGACGCGTCACACGAAGACAAAGTTGTAGGAGTTGTTAGTACAGGTGGAACTGCGTCGGTTCTAACGTTGGATCATTCTGCAATTGCAGACGATTATGTCACACAGACTATCTATTTTACGGTAGGAGGCACAGAGTATCAGATATCTTATGATTCGTCAGGCACTGCTTCATCCGATACAGGCTTCGATGCGATCACGAAGAGTGCAACTATAAATGGTGCAGCCGTCACAAACGATCAATTGGGAGCAGACCTAAGAACGCTTATGGCAGTGTTCCAAAACGGCTCTGAATCTACTCAATACACCATCACTGGTTCGGGTCCAACGATGACTATGACGGCAAATAGTATGGCCAACGGTCAGTATTCCACCACAAACATTCTTTATCCTTCTACAACAGCCTCTGCTCTGGAAACAGGCATGGCCATCAGTCAAACCGCAGGTGTGGATGAGCAATATCAATACGAATTGATCGATCAAACCGGTGGTTCAACTGTTGGCCCGATAAATACAGTTAACAACGCTGACACAGCAGCCAATATAACTCTTCAATCAGGAAATCAGTATAACGATATTTCTTACGTCAATACCGCAAATTTTTCTGGAAATCTAACTGTTCCTCCTCCCTCATCGTATCCAGCGTACACAAAGATCACAATTATGAATGCAAGTGTACACGACATGTCCATACAGGATGATTCCAGTATCGCAGCGACAGAACATTTTTATATTGGGTCTTTTGATCCCCCTCTCCGGGATAATTTTACGTTGGAAGCATTTCAAAAAGCTTATTTATTCAAAACAAGCAATGCAACCGTATGGGACGTAGTTCTCTCATCTATCTAATCCTGTACATATCGGATTTTCGTCATAAAATAGCTTCGTATAGGAGTGTTTATGACGAAAATAGTATTTGTGGCAGATCTATTTGCCGACCAATATATCGGCGGAGCCGAATTAACTACAGAAGCTTTGATTGAAGCTTGTCCCTTTGAGTATGAGAAAATAAATGCCAAAGATGTAACGATAGCAACGTTACAACAGTATCAGCAGTGTTTTTGGATTTTTGGCAATGCATCTCAACTTCAGTTGCAATTAATCCCGTCTATAGTCGGTAATCTTCGATATGCTGTCTTAGAATATGATTACAAGTTCTGTAAGTATCGATCAATAGAGCGACACAAACACGAAACAGGCGAAGAATGTGACTGTCATGATGATCAATTAGGTAAATTGGTGTCCGCATTCTTCTTCGGTGCCGAGAAAGTATTCTGGATGTCTTCGAAACAAGAGGAGAGATACGTAGAAAGATTTCCCTTCTTGGAGTTCAAAGGTCGAGTGCTCGGTTCTGTTTTCGATAAGTCCGATCTTAAAATATTAGAGTTTTTGAAAGGAGGCACGAACAAAGGAGGTTGGTTAATTCAGAAATCTGATTCGTGGATCAAAGGTACCGAAGATGCTATCGATTGGTGCGAAAAGACTGAGAAAGACTACGAATTGTTTTCGAACCTAACGAGGTCTCAGCTTCTCAATAAAATGTTTGAAGCGAATGGGTTCTGTTTCTTGCCTCGTGGTGGTGATACATGCCCGAGAGTGGTGATTGAGGCGAAGATTCTTGGTTGTGAACTCAAGCTCAATGATAACGTGCAGATGGCTAATGAAGCATGGTTCGAATTAGGTACGCCTGATTCAATGCTAGAACACTTAAAAGCTCTTCCAGAACGGTTCTGGATCGATATAAATCGATGTATGGATATAACTTCCACCATCGGTGCCTATACGACAACATACAACTGCATTGCACAAGGGTATCCCTTCGAAGAATGTATCTTGTCTCTCAAGCACAACTTCGACGAGGTGAT